GAAGTAACCAGTAATCCCTAAGTTACGACCTGAACCAGTGATGAACTTAGCCTCAGTAGTCTGAAGGTAATCATTACTACCACCACCATAGTAATCACGTAAAGCTTTATCAAACTCACGTGCTCCACCTACACCAGTGTAGAGTGTTACTTGCTTATCAGTAGCATCAGTCATACCGTAGAACAAATCACCGATAACATCCTCAATCTTCTTTTGAGTCAAAGTAGAGTAAGTGTCTTTGTTAATGATTTGCTCGAACAAACCAGGACCAGAAATAACTGGTTGACCATTCTCATCGAGCATTTGATTAACACCATTGTTATCATAGGTCTTAGCTCCGTACCAGTAGTACATCTCACACTCTTCTTTAAACTTGAGCATGTGACGATACTCCTCATAGTCCATCCACAATTGAGTAGATTGACCTTCTTTCATTGGGAGAGTAAACTGAGCAACATAGTCCTTAGCGTTACCAGAGAAGTGGTAAGACTTACGGATTGTTCCAATCTTGCTACGTACCAAACCTGGTGCACTCCAGTTAGATGCATTTCCACGAGAGAAGTCAACACCTACGTTTGCATATAACATACCCCAAAGAGCACCTACTGCTAAATCACCTCCAGCACTGGAACTTAAGGCACCTTGATCAGGAGATACAAGTTTCAAAGTGTACTTATATCCACCCGCATCTGGAACAGGCTCAGACATAATACGAGCTAATGCACCTGATTGAGATACAAGCGTATAAGGGAATACAAACCACTTATCAGGGAAAGTAACAGTGAAGTGACTTCCGCCTGCACCAGTACCTACTGCTGCAACAACTGGGCGAACGTTTACTTCGTGAGTCTTAACTCTGTATTCGTATTCAAAGCGGTCAATAGATTTAGTGTTCCCAACACCCTCAGTCAAGAAAGACAATGGGAATTTTTTCTCCTCGCGACCTGCGAGGTGAGTAATAATTGGAGATAACTCTTCTGGTTTCTCCATCAAAGCATTGACCAACGAGTTAGTGTCGGTCATCTGCTGGTCATTATAGTACGTCTTAAGTACTTGCTGTAAAGCCATGATATTCTAGTTTTTAAGTTAAATTTTATTGCAAAAGAGCATTTATGTCGAGATCCTCTGGATCGAAAGTATTAGTGCGACGCTGAGTTTTTCTAGCACTCTTAACCCTTTCTTGGTTAGAGACTATTCGATTTCTAAGGCTCTCAGCGCTCTTAGTCCTAGCCTTAGTATCTATGATATCGTTGAGGTTAAACCCATTGTACATTAAATAGTCAATGGCTAACTTCATGTCAATATCAGCTTTTTCATAATCTAAATCCCTTTGAGTCTCTCCGTTTGGTCCTACAGGTTCAGAGATGTAGTCAAAGAATTTAGCTTTTTGCTTATCAGGGATTCTAACCCCTGCAAATTCATTTCCTGATTCAATAGTATTTGCTACCCCTTCCCAGAACTCTTCGTTCTGTCTCATTTCTTCTTCAAACTTAGACTGCTGTTCTTGAAGTAGCTGTTGTCTATACTCTTCTTGTGCAGCAGCTATCTCAGTTTTAGCTTGAGTAGATTTATTGTAGAGCTTCCCATTATCTTCATACGTGTCTAATATCTCTTGTATGAATTCTTGGTCATGTCCTTTAGCAGCGAAGTATTGAGATAATACAGCTCGTTGCATCTGAACATCATTCTCTGCAATTTCAATATTATTGAAATCAGTCTGCGGATTATATGCTTCAAAGAACGTTTCAGAACTCCCTCCAGACATTAAGTAATCTAAATGCTTCTGTACCTCTGGGTACTGTTCAAATAGAGTATTAAGCTGTTCTTCTGCAGCTTCCTGAGAAAGGTCTCTAACAAATTCAGTTAACCCTTCTACAGTATCTGCATATTCATTTTCTAATTCAAATCCAAGAGTCTGAGCAATTTCAGTAGCTACAGTAGATTGAATATCTTCAACCTCATCTTCTACCTCCTCTTCCTCCGCTTCAGTATCTTCTACTTCTTCAGTATCTTCTACCTCAGCAACAGGTTCTTCCTCCTGAACTTCTTCTTCAATCTGAGGCTCTTCAGCCTCTTCTTGAATGCTTTGCAACCCATCCCCTAACATATCGTCAAAGGAGATTGCGTTAATGTCTAATTTGTTGTTTGGGTCCATCTTACAAATGTATTTAGTTTGTGTTTTAGTTTTTCTATAAAATTATTTTTTACAATAATCCTTATAATATATCACTGGGCTCGTTTCTTTCTACCCAAAGTTCTTGGGGGTCTTCTTAGAAATCCCCCTCTTTGATATCCTACTCCTCTTGGGATACCTTCTTTTTTAGCTGCTTGTCTAGAAGCTTCAAAGGCTGCACGATCCCCTGATTTTTCTTTTTTCTTATGTCCTTTTAACCACATGTCTACTAGTGGCATTTCCCCTGTAGGGTATTTAGCTAGTGGAGCCTTTGGTTCTTCTATCAGATGAGAATAGAATAATGCGTATTGTTTATCTACTGGTAACTGCTCAGCAGATGTAGCTTTCATTATTTCTGGATCTGGGGTAGTCCCTGTAATATCTGCTATGTTTTTGTGTCTATTCTGTGCAGTAGTAAATGATTCACTGTGAGTAGTTTCAAACTGAAACATTCCTCTTCCAGGACCATCTTCTTCTTGCATTGCTAAGGGGCTCATTCTATCTCTCCACCCAGACTCATGAAATGCTATAGTGTCTGCAGCAGCACTCCAACTTTCAGGAGTTCCTCCCCTATTTTTAGCTAAGTAGTTTTCTAGATACTCTCTAGTTAATGTTGGTCCCCCAGATTGCATTTTATGCACCCCACCTAGTTTTTGTATTCTTTTATATCCGGTTAACCAGTTAGGGGTAGCTTCATATATTTCTTCTACTGGAATTGATCTTGCAGTAGTTTGATTTACTGCATCGTATGGTCTATATGCCCAGTGCCTTCCTTTAACTGTTTTTCCACTAGGGAATACATCTCCACGCTTGTACATGGGCCCTGTATTTTTGAATATTACATCATCTGCACTCTGTACATATTCAAATGCTGGAGACCCTTTACTAAAGCTTGGGAATGGGGTGTGTCTAAACTTTCCCTGTGAGATTTGTAAGAGATTTGCTCCTTCTGGGATCTCTTTTGTGTTAGACCTTATTACCCCAGAGGACATTGCATCTTCAAATGCATCTCTTCCTGTAATTCTATAGAATGCATTTGGGTCATTAAGCTTGTTTGCAAATGGGTTTACCTTATAGATATTCTTTGCTGCTGTGGCTGCTCCCTTTAGCGCTGTAGGTCCTAATCCTATTGCCCAATCAATAGGTCCATCTGTTGGGGTTATTTGTCCACTATATGAAGCTGGATATCCAAGCATATCAGTTTCTGCTTGTACTTGCGCTTGTTTAAGTGCGTAGCTTTTATCTTCAGCTTCTTGAATAACTCTAGGATCAATAGGGGTCTGAGTTCTTGTACTTTCTGCTACTGGATAATAAGTACCTCCTCTTTGCATTCTAGCAGGAGTTTCAATTACTGTCCCACGTTGTGGTCCTGTTGGGAGAGACTGTATTCCTGGGGGGACATTCTCATATGACTTAACTAAGTGCCCTTGTTCGTCAAACTTCTGAATATTAATTGGGGCTTTCATCCCCACTGTATTAAAGTTTGTATTGGGGGGGACATCTGGGAATACCATACTTTGATTGATGTCCCCAGCCTGGTGTGCAGGTCTCAGTCCGGATTGTTGCTCTTCAGGGGTATTCGCAACTTGTATATCATTTTGTTGCTCGAACTGCCCAATCAAATCTATTCCCTGTCTAGCAGCAGACAAGACGTCTACAATAGAGCCTGTAAACCCTGATGCTCTATGTCTATCTAATAGTTGCCTTCTCTCTGCGTTTGTCATTCTCCGTTAGGAATTGTATCTCCTTCCTTATCTAATGCTTGCTGCTTAAGCTCAATCTCTCTTTCTTTGATTTCGAAGTCTTTTAGCATCTTCTCTAAATCAAGATTAAGCTTATTAGTTTGATCCCTAGCCTCTGCATTAATAAGGGCTATCTCTATATCCTTCTGTCTATCCTTATCTTTCTCAAGAGACTCTTGCTGTAACTTCATTTGCTCTCTCTGCATTTGTATCTGCTCTTTCTGCTGTTCAGCCTGTTGTTGAGCCTGTTGCAATTCTTTTTGAGCTTGTTCAGCTTTCTTAATCTTCTCCTTAATCCCGATAAAGTTATCAGTATCAAACAAGTCTAGTACAGCAGAAGCTGGAACTCCATTTTGAATCATAGCTTGAGACATCTGTCTCGCTTGCTGCATATTGTCTTGGTCTCTTCCTGCATCAGATACAAACACCCCATACTCACTCTCCATATGTTGCAGTGAGTCTACATCTAAGAATTGCATAGTAGTGTCAGGTAATACATACATTCCCTTCTTCCCAGCTACCCATGCTTCTTTAGAGTAATCTAATAATCCTTGCAGTTCTCTTTGCTCAAAACGTGAGAACTTACGGAATAGGTCTTCAGTAATATGACTAGACTGTACTATAGCTTGTTGAGATGTAGCTTTCCCCTCATAGCTCCCAATGTTTCCTTGTCTTTGTCTATTAACCCCAGATAGTTTCTCCCACTCTAGCATTATAGAGTCTAGGAGCATTATGTACTGTTGGATAGTCTTAATAGACATATCAAGTACTGATTGGTGTTGTGGGGATAGTTGTATCCCTTCTTTATTGTAGTCAACCCATGCAATACCTGTCCCCTCTACATAGTACATGAACTTATCCATATCCCACTTCTTTGGGATCATGTTAATATCGAACTGAGCTATAATGTCTTTGCTTCGTGCAATAGCAAGCTCCATACGATACTTAAATATGTTGTAGTTAAGCTGGTAAGGAATACCTAGCTGTACTAAAGAGATATTGTTTGAGTTAATATCAGAGTACTTTCTCCCATTAATAGGGAGCTTACAAAGAGATGGGTTGTCTATAGATGTACGTTGATTAGCTATTGGGGAGATGTTTACATAGAATCTCCCATCAATCTTAGTTCCTTCCCACACTTCATTAACCCACTCCCACTTAATCTTAGCCCCTTGCTCTTTTAGCTCCATTGGGAGTCGATACATCTCATCAACTTCCATAACTTCTATCATCCCTGTATTTGGGTCTGTATACTCTAAGAACCCAATACGCTTACGAGACTTCCAGTATACTGTAGCGCATTCTACAAGTCTATTACGATAAATGTTATCGTCTGAACCTGTAGCTTCTGATCTATATAAGAGGTATGATTCTACGGATGTGTTAGTTGGGTTCTCAAGCTCTAATACCTGTTCCTCAGTTAAGTACTCCCCATACATGTCTATCAAACTAGATGCATGTGCAAATCGTCTGACTATTGCCCAATCCCCATCTTCAACAAACTCTACATCAGGATCTTTGTCGTAGTCTATGTCTAGAGGATTTATTACTTCATAGAAGGGCTCACTTCTAACCACCCCTTTGTGAGAATAAGCTTCCCCAGTAACTAAGAAGTGAAAGAATAGCTTCTGAAACTTATCATACACTTCCTCATTGTACATGACGTAGTTAAGTGCTGCTTGCCCCTTCATAGCTCTATCGTCTACATATGTACGATCAAACTGTTCTAGTACTTGAGCTGGGATTGGGGATTCAGATTTTTGTTCTCTAAGCTGTGGGTCCTCAATTTTCTCTAGCTCATTGATAAACATTTGCTGAATAGCAGTCATCAATGTTTGCTTCTTAGCCTCTTCTTTAAGGCTTACAGAATCTGCGTTCTTAACTGTAACAGTATAGTTAAGTGGGCGCTTAGACTTCTCCCCTAAAAGCAAGTCAATGATAGGCTTAATGATTGGGTAGTTTCTAAGCTTAGATGGGAAGTTATTTCTACTCTTCCCGTATGGCTTTAATACATAGCGATAATCTGTCTCATCTATCTCCCCGTTGTAGTAGTCGTATAAAGACTTAATGCTATTGCGTCTTTCACTTAACCCAAACTTAGATAAGTTAAGGAATGCATCTACGCACTCCTCTCTCCACTTCTTTGTTTTCTTACTTAACGGAAGCCTCTGTTGAGGTATTTTCGCAGTTCCATACATTCTCGTAAAAGTAGTAAATTATTGATAGTTTTTATCAAACCAATCATCTTGAGATCTATCCTCTAGTATTTCCATAACCTCTTTATTATATAGCTCTCGTGTATGATACATCCCAACCATAAATGCCATTACTCGGTCAAAGTTACCCTTATGGTTAAACTTAATAAGCTCTTGCAATAATGCTGGATCATATATGTAGTGCATATTAAGTTTAGTATCCCCATTCTCATCTGTTGATCTTGGGGAATTTAACCAGTCTCTAATGTAAAGCTCTCCTTGTCGTTTTCGTTGCTCAGTCATATGCATCCCAAACTGTCTTTTAACTGTACGACTTCTGAGTTCTTTCTTGTCTAGCATCTCAAACTCTTCCTGTAGTTTATGTAGTTTGCGATATCTTTTGGCGTAAGCAATAAGCTCACCACGGTCGTTTTCGAACCCAATTTTCGCGTTGTAGTATTCAGCAAGCATAAATAGATTTTTGTTGTATTCATCCTGCGTTTGTGGGCGTCCGACATAACTAGCTACTATTATATCATCAGGTTTGCTTAGGTTATTAGTTCGTTTAATAACATATGCAGCTCCTAATGATTCGTTTGAAGTTGATTTAGATTGTGCATATGGGTCATGGCATACTACATATAGATTATGTGGTACTAATCCATCCTTAGTTTTATATGGGGATTCATATATTACTACAGCTCCCTCAGTTTTATCTCCCTTTCTGTGTGGGAATTTAAATACTGGGGATACATCAAGTGAAGGTCTGAATGTAGGGTTAGCATCTTTATCATAATACATAACCCCTGCTGTCCCTTCTGACTGAAGTCCATTAGCCTTTACTCTATTGTACTGTTCCTTTAACGAGTTAACGTCAAATAGGTTGGCTGTTACTTGTAGTGTTGCTTCTTGTGGGGAGAAGGGGTGTTCAGCTATGTATTGGTCAAGTGCTTTTGGATCGTTAGCTCCTTTCTTCTTCTCTCTTTGCTGCTCTTCATGTTCTCTAGCTTTCTCTACTAAAGAGTTCCCATCATCATCAATAAACCCATCTAGGTTTTGATAGATAGGGACAAAGTAACCACACTTAGTCCCCATAGCTCCTGCATCCCAGTCATTATCAAATGCTAGGCAGTCATACGATTCAGGGTGATAGAATAACTCCTCCATCCCATCAAATCCACTCCCTTCTTCCCCACCTGTCCCAAATGCTACCATAGTCCCAAGTGTTTTAGACCCTTGTCTCATTGTAGGCATTGCTACTTCCCAGGCTTTTAAAAGTCCTGAGAATGAACCTGCCTCTTCAAAGAATATCAAATCCCCAGCTTTACCTCTCACTTTATCTGGGTTGTCTTTAAGACTTACCCCTATTATTTGAGACTTCATACCTAGTTCTACATCTGCCCCATTAACATTCTTCTTATACCCAGACTGCTTATGCATTTCTCTATCTCTAAGTCTAGGTTGAGTCCATGCTGTGTTGTCATCTACAAAGGATAAGAAGTCCCATGCTTTACTCAGCAGTCCATCCCCTATGAGGTATTCCTTTTGAGATGCAAATA